GTGACTTGGTGAGTTTCACAGTTCTGCGTCCTTGTTGACTACGACCAGCCGAGGCTACCGTTTGGACGGGTTTCGGAGTCTCTTTTTTAGGCTCGTCTTTAGTGTTATCAAAACTTTCTGGAAAATACTTCCTTAGTCTTGAATTAACTTCATTATAATACTCATCACTATCTACTTCAATACCCTCTTGTGAAATATTGTTATGAATAGTAATAGCAGCATTAGTCATGACCTCATCAGTCCCAAACCATTTATTCTCCTCAGCCCATTTCTTAGCTTTTGGAGTTATTTCTGTTTGTGGTGATGTTACAGCTGTTTGAGGACCAGCTTCTACGTTGTTTGTTGTTGTTTTTTTTGCTTCTTCTTCTTTTTTTTGTTTTTCTCTATTAGATAATTCTAATCGAGCCTTTTCTTTTTCAACAGCTAATTGAGTTAATTTATCATTCGCCTCCATTATTTGTGTGGCATCATTAGCCTCAATAGCTTGTTTTAAAGATATTTTTACTTGTTCTCTTTGCGCATCGACTCTTGCATCAAACTCTTTCAGATATTGTTCATCTGATTCTTTAAATTTTAAAGATGTTTGATCAAATTTTTTCTGTAAGCCTTTTGCAAAATCAAGAGCTGCTTTTTCTCTTCTCTCAGCCTCTTTTTTTTGAAAAACAAGTTTATCTATTCTTTTTTGATAATCTCTTCTTGAGTCTTGTAAGTTTGGTTTTTCTTCTTTTGTTTCTTCTATCTTTTTTTCTTCTTTTTTTTCTTCAGTAACTTCAATTGTAGGTTTATCTGTTTTTTCTTTTTCTGGTTTTTCATGCCCAGTATAACCAAGATCCACTTCACCTAAATTTAAGTTTGGTTCTTTTTTTGTTTCTGATTTTTCTTCGACCTCGACACTTTCTTCTTTTACATCATCAGTATCTAGTTCGACTTCTTTTTCTTTGGCTAATAATGCTTCTGCACTATAGTCTTTTGCTTCTGCCATTTTTCTCCTCCTTAAAATAAGTGGAGAATATCTTCTGGTTTTCCTATAGTTCCTATTATTTCGTCATCATTTAATATACGGTGTTCACCATATTTTGTTTGAAATCTACTTCCAGCATATCTGCCATAAATGACAAATTCACCTTCATTACACCAAGACCCATTTGGAAACTTTTCTTTATCTTGATAGCATAGGTCTCCCATTTTTACGACAAGTCCAACAACCGTAGTCATTTGAATTTTATCTTGAGTTTCGTCTGCTAAAATGACACCGCCTTTTGTTTTTGCTTGTCCTGACCAAGGTCTAACAAGCATGCGATATCCAACTGGGTTAGGTATGATTTCAAGATATTTTTTGATGCCTTTTGGATCTGTTGGAATTTGTGATTTAACCTCTTCCTTATTGTCTTTCTCTCCGAAATCCGTAAGTTTAGGTTTGATCAATTGTACCATCGTTATCCTCCTTATGCAGGTTTTTAATATCCTGAAGCAGCGTTTCTAATGCGCTGAGTCTGCCCCTAGCATACATCAGCTGTGATTCAGTTTCAACCCCATAGCAGATATGGTCTTTTATATCCCTTATATTTCTATTAATAACATTTTCAATTAAATCTCTTGTGTGTGGATCTAACATTATTCACCTACTCCCTTTTTAATAAAATGATAATAACCAGTTATAAGATATCTATCTTTATTTTCTGGACATACTTGTCCTCTATGAGTATGGGTAAAGTAAGCAGGAAACATTGTAGCTCTACCTTTAACACTTTTAATTGTTCTCTTGTATGCATTAAATTCTGTGCCACAATCATGGTCACTTAGATAAATTTGTAATCCTAAAATCCTATAAGGATATCTAACACAATTTTCAGAGTGCCAGTTTTGAAAGCTTTGACCAGGTTTAAAATGTTTAAATCTTAATGTTGCTAATGACCATATCGAAGATGTATGTCCTGCATCGTTAAATTCTTTCACATATTCCTCAGTTAAATAATTAATTTTATAGTAATATTTAAAATCATTAATATCGATATCTACACAACTATAAAATTTTCTTTGTTCATCAAAAATACAATTTGGTTTATGTTGATTAATAATTTCATCACACTCTTGATCTGAAAAAATATTATCCCTTACTAAAATCCAATCTAACATTATTAAATTTTTTCCAAGCAGACTTTATGCTGACCTTTTTCATATACTTTAAAATCCCAGTATGATATTGCTGCCCTAATAACCTCAAAATTACATAATTTAAAATCATCAATTATAATTCTTGAACCTTTCCTAGACCTTTCTGCAAACCATAATGCTTCTTTTAAAATATCTTTAGTTGTATGAGGTCCATCAAGAAACACTAAATCGTAAATTGTTTTTGATAGATTGAATATGTCCATATATTCACAATCAGTCATATTATAAAATTTAAAATAAGGATTAGTAGCAAAATCTTTAACCATTTGATCTCTCATTTCATTTGAATATTTTGGAGCCACTGATGTCCACTTACCATCTCTTTTCCATCTAGGCTCATTATCAAAATGCTTATAATCTAAGTCACCATAGGGATCTATGGCATAGTGTTGATAATCTAATTTTCCTATTCTGGGTGCTAAACTCATTATAATTATTTGTGAGCCTAAACCTTCACGAACGCCAACTTCACATGTAGTTATTGATTTAGAATTCTCTTCTATCTTTAAAGTTTCGCACCATTTTTTTAATAATTCATATTCGCTACTATCTCCACGAATCATAATTTAAATTGTTGTAGAACTTGAATTTTTTCTTCTGCGTTTGCAATTTTTTCGATTAACTTATCTATTTCTTCCAAATGTTGTGGATGTTCACCAATTCCGACTGGATTAGTCAGGTATATCTGTATTGTTGCATCAGATTCTGAAATTTCTGAATTGTATTTATCTTCTAAAGCTTGTAATATTGTGGCTCTTAGATCCATAGTGAATCTATATATTAATAGAAAGGATATGCAATACTTTTTATTTTTCCTTGTCTTCTAAGTTTTTTTAAATCACCCTTGGTCATTTTTTCTAGCTCATCCCTTGTATATTCAGGAATTTCATACATTTCCGCATGAGGATCTTTTTGTTCTTGTGGTGTAAATAATTTTTTAATCCAACTCCAAATCATTTTTTTCCTCCATTTCTAAATATTTGTGTTCCCTTAATACCGTAGATGCTCGCTACGACAAGAATCCAAAGATTGGTAAACCAACTTGGAAGCTGCGAAAACATTTCGAAAAATAATTTTACTTTATCCATCGCACTTGGGTCATCTGATATGACTGCATATGCAAGCACCACTATCGGGGCCGACAAAATTATAAGAACCGCCTCATCTTTCCAGTCTGATTGTCTGGCTTCTAACAATTTGCCTTGATATTGCTCTTCACCTTTAGCCATACGTTCAGCATGCATAAGCTGTGCATCTGACATAGCCATTTTCGTTCTTTGTTTATTAGCATAAATTTTACTTCCTGCAGAAACTGCTAATTTGATTGCTGATAACCACATTACTTTAATCCCCCTTTTTTCATTTTAATCGGTGGTACTTGTGGGTTAGGTCCACTTCTAGGTGGAGGACCACTTTTAACTCCACCAGATAAACCACCTTTATTATATGCAATAAAATTTAAAAAATCATCTTTTGGTTTAACTATAAATTTTTCAATGTTAGGATCTGTTTTTATTTCAGGTATTTTTATAGGCTCAATAGATCGATTACCATTATCTCTTGTTATGGGTTGTGTAGGTTTTCTTTTAGGTTTTGGCGCAAAGATAGAACGTGAATCTACAATGTCTCTATAAATAAATGATCCACCTGGAACCACTAATCCTGCAACTAATGCTCCAGCTCTATTAATAGGTTTTGTGCTTGGTGAAATTTGTCTAACCAAATCTTTTCTCATTTGATTAAAATTTTGTCTATTTATATTAGATCTTCTTTGTGATTCTAAACCAGTATTTCTCTCCACTGCGGATGCTTTAGCTCTGCCTCCTACTCCACCTACTCTTAACTTTTTTACACCCTTAATTTTTTTCTTATTAAGAGATGCGTAAAAAACTTTTTTACCTTCCTTACTGCCATATTGTTTTTTCATGGCTTTCATTATTTTTGTACCTTTTTCATTAAGTGGCATTATGCTTTTTTCCTTCTTAAATTTTCTTTAGCTTTTTTAGCAATATTAACTACTTGATTTTTTCCCATAACCTTTGCTCTTTGTTCCATGACAGTTAAGATTTGGATCTTCCTTGCAAATGGTTTAGATATCTTATTAACTTTAGTAACAGTTTTACGAGCATCCGAAGGAGTTGCAAACTTAATACGCACAGTATCCTTAGGATTCTCATCTGTATATAATCTCCTATCTGAACCTTTAGGTTTTTTACCAGTCCCTTTTTTAGGATCTTTCATTATTTCTTTTTACCTCTTGCTACTTCTATTTTTTCCTCAGCTATTCTAATTCTTTCTTTTGCTTGAGCTTCATTATTTTCAAGTTTCATTTTTTCAATGTCTAATTGTTCCTCTATTTGGTTTTCTTTTATGTCCATATTCATCATAGCTTCATCAGATCTTCTTTGCATATCCATAGCTCTTAAATCTAACTCTCTTTGTTTCAACATTACTAAAGGATCTTTTTGTTGTCCTAAAGCCTCTGATTGCGCTAGTTCAATAGTTATTTCTGCAACTCTTGCTGCTATCATAGCGTTAATTTCTATCTGAGCACCTTGTGGATCTGTTTGTAATTTAAGCTGCATCTGTGAATTTTCTGCAATTAATGCTCCTACTTCACCTTGAGCCTTAAATGAAACATGTTCTGAAATGTGAGATTGTAAAGCTGTGTATACTTGAGGATTGATTTGTACCATTCTAGTCGACATAAAAGCTCTATGTGCATTAATATGTGCATCATGATCTTGATCAGGAAACGCTTTTAATGGTTTCATTTGTAAAACTTCCATATTTTCTGTAGCAGGGTCTTTTGGTATGGGTTTTTCCATAGGTTTTAAAATTTGGTCTATGTCTTGTGTACCTAAAGCCTCATATACTCTTCGATAAGCCTCTCTAAGGTTGTGCATCATTGGATTTGACATGGCAATTTTTAAATTTTCGTTTGCCATCGTTACTCTTTGTGCCATACTCATGATATTTGGGTCAGCCACTGGTATTACGTCTATACGATCGTCAAAATCTGTTTGTTTTACCGCTTGATCAGCACCATAAACCGAATATGGGTATATTGGTGGTAGATATGTTGCAAAAACTTTTGATAAAAGTCTAAATTCTCTTCTCATTGAGTAGTAACATCGCTTGTGTATAGCACTCATGACCCTCGAACCTCGTTCTAAGAGTGAAACAGTAGTGCCAACAGCCCTATTTTGCATATCATTGCCAGTATCCATGTTTGTTATGGCTGCAAATTTCTGTCCTGCTTGTACAACAAACCCTAAAAGTTGAAATAAAGCACCACTTGGTTCTTTAAATGGTAAAATTTGGAACTGATCCTTAATATTTCCTCCAGGTGCATCAACATCTCTGAATTCTCCTGGTTGAAATGGTTGGTCATCATCTCTAATTCTTATACCTCTCGACTTAAATCCAGCTGGTAAATTAGATAATGTGCCTGCATCTAGTAATTGTCTTAAAGATTGTGTAGCACTTCTGCTTAAACCCCCAATCATGTGAGTTAATCCAAAACCATAAAACCCTAAACCTGGTAAAAATTTAAAATGAACAAAATATTCTTTACGTTTTTTGCTCTCATCGTTCATATCGTAGTTTCTGTAGATGGATAATACCTGACCAGAGCCTTCATCTATAGTTATGATGTAAGGAACTTTTACTTGCTTATCAGGATTTTGCATTTCAAACTCGTCTAGATTACAATCAACATGCATTTCTAAAATTGAAAAGGCATATTGTTTATCTGTGCTTGGAGTTACACCTTCTAATTCTTGATATTTTTTTTCTATCTCTGTTGGACCATTAGATTTTGGTTTTAATTCAACGTCTCTATAGAATCCTGCCTTCTGTTTTTTTAATATTTCATTCTCACCCATTTTAATAACGTGAGTAATTCTTTCACAATCCATTAGATCAGTTGCATAATATGGCACCACTAAATCTTCAGCGGGCACAAATTTTGATACAGCTCTTTGCATAACTTCATCGTAGTAAACTTTTTTAAATGCAGAGCCAGCTAAAGCTAAATAAAATAATAATTGATCAAATTCTGGAGTATACTCTTCCATTTCTTCAGTGATCATATAATTCATAAAATCTTGAACACGTTGTGCTTGATTTATTTTTCCATCGTCTTCCATTCCTAGAACTCTAGTTCTTACTGGTCCTGAAGAGGGTAATAATTCTTTGTAAGCTTGGGCTTGAAATTGTGTAACAGCCTCAGATAAAAGTGGGTGTGTGACTGATGCAGAGCCTCTAAATGGCCTTGTCATTTCAGTTTGTCTAATACCAAGTAAATCTAAATTATTAGTATAGGATGTTTCCCAATCTTTTCTGGATATTCTATCTTTTTTGAAATCGTCTAGTAATTGATTTGAAATTCTTTGCAGCACCTCATCCGACATGTCCTCTGCAACATTTTTATAAAACAAATCTGCTGCATCTGCTAACTCCTCCATAGGAGTTGCTTCAGTTTCAGTTTCTAATTCAACGTCAACTTCTTCAGCTTCAGGAGTTTCTAATTCCTCAGTAATTACTTTATCGATTTCTGCCATTAATAAAGTTTAGTAGGTTTCATTCTAGCCATTCCACCGCCACGAGCTCTTACCATTTTACCAGCTTTTGCTGCATAAGGGGTTAAACCTGGACTATCAAATGCATCTCTTTGGCTTTTTGTTTTAGGCATTAAGGGTGAAAGCATACCTTCGTCTCTTCTTTTTTCAACTTCTTTTCTTATTTTAGTATTAGCTTTTTTAATTTTATCAGCTTTATCTCTTATCTCTCTCGGATTTGCATCTCGGTCTACATTCATTTTAATTTTAGAACCAACCATAGTTCTTGCACCAGAATCTGTAGTTCTTAATTTTCTAGGGCTTTTTGTTTTTTGTGCATCTCTGCTGCTAACATTAGATGTAGCTCCAGCTCCACCTACTCCACCCAAGAGTCCAGCTAACATTGTAGCACCCACTAAGGCCTTTCCTATTCTCATTTTCTTTGACATGTTTTAACTCCTAATAATATACGTATTTACGTTGTTTATATTTTTCAACCTCATCCTCGTCAGAATAAGTAGTTATAAACGAACCTTGCCGATATCTTAACATAGCTTGTGTGGTGCTGTCCACATAATCGTCATGTTCGCCATTAGGAAATGCTGCACATTCCTCAATAACCTCTTGAGCAAAGTGTTCGTCTCTAGGATAATAAACTTGTTCTGACTCAAATATTGGCGCACAAGCATTAACCCTTGAGTGTTTATCTTGTCCTCTGCCTGGAGTGTAATCCATTACAGGAATCCCCATTCTTCTAAATTCTTGTAATAAACTTTGTCCACTCGCTTTAGCTTCTATGATTACTGTTTCGGGTTGCCAGTATTTATATTGATCTAAAGCTACTAATTTTAATTCTGGAAAATCATACTTACCTTTAATTGCATCAATTAACATAATAGCATCTGGCCCTGATTCGTGGGGCGTGAATATTCCCCATGTAGTGATTGCTGAATAATCTGCAGTTTCTTTTTTACTAAAAGCTGTATCGTATGATTGAATAACATGTTTTAAAACTGGTATCTCTTTTGTCCATGGTTGCCACCATTCACGTTTTAAAATAGCCCCTTCTTCTGAAGTAGGATTTTGCATATATTGTGCAGACCAGTTTCTAATGGATAATGACGCTTTAACTTTTTCCAGTTCATCATAAGACCAGTATTCAGGCCACACGGGTCTCGGATCAGTGTCCTCGTTTAAGATTGCTGGAAAAGAAATTTTTTCCCACTTGTCAGCCTTAGGTTCATTTTCTGCTTTGATTAATCTACCGGTTAAATCATCTTGAGCCCATCTAGTCATTACTAAAACTATTGAGCCTCCAGGTTGAAGACGTTGTCTTGGTCCCGAAAGATACCAATCATAAGTTCTCTCCATAGCAGAATCAGATAGAGAATCTTGTTCTGTATGTGGATCATCGATAATAAGTAAGTCCGCCCCTCGTCCTGTGATAGAACCGCCAACACCCGCTGCAAAGTATTCCCCACCATGATTGGTCTCCCAACGTCCTTTTGCCTTACTATCTTCTCTAAGTCTAACATCTCCAAAGATTTGTTTATACTCTACGCTATCAATTAAATTTCTTACCTTAGCACCAAATCTAGCAGAAAGCTCTGCATTATGAGACACTTGCATAATCTTCATCTTAGGAAACTTCCCTATCATCCAAGCAGGAAAATAAATTGATGCAAACTCAGATTTAGTATGTCTAGGAGGCATATTTACAATGAGCCTTCCTTTTTTATGCTTAGAAATTTTTGTAAACTCATGAGCAATATGTTGATGATGCCCCCACTGATTAGGATCTTTATCTGTACGACATATAAAATCTGGCCAAACATTCTTTACAAAATATAAAAAGTTGTCCTGACATAATTTAATATGTTTAAGCCACACCTTTTCGAGCCTCTCTCGAAGCTGATCTGTAGTCAATAATTCTGTATTTGTCATTTAGATTTACTATACCTCTGGGTCCCCTTAAAATAAACCCCTTAGATGTTAGAGGCCTTACTCCATGTATTTGTGGTACAAGTTTTAGTAAATAGTTAATAAAGTCAAAAATTTTTTCGTAAAAAAATTTTATTTTTTTACTTTTAAATTTTGGTTTTTAATTGAGCCTTGTTTAAGGGGTGGATCACACGCCCCAGTTGTGGGGCGTGTGTTTATAGATTTATTGTTTTGATTGCTCTAAGACTTTTTTATCAACTTGATCTAAGGCAAAATTTTCAACTGATAAAAGTGTTTTTTGTGGGTTGATTGTGTAAGTGTGTACAATTTCCCCTCCACTTTTTTCAAGTTCCAATTGCCATTGATTGTCGGTCTTTAATGGTCTTAAACTAATGTTATAACCTTTATAAGATAAACCCATTATTTGACCTCTAGTTTATAATTGGTTCTCAACTCATTAGAAACACCACCGATTATATACTTAGCGTATAACTCTGGGTGATCTTCCTTAAACTTAGTCACATCAAATCTAGACGTGTTTTTTGTGACTAATTGAACCGATCCAATATAAAGACCTTTTTTCCCAACTTTTTTAGGTTGTGTAAATTGGAAATAATTGTCATTTAATTCACAATGTTCAACTAGTTCTGGTTTCAATAATTTTGTAACCTTAGAATAGTTTTTTATTGTGTCGGTAAATTGACTATAGACTAAAGCCTTATAATCAATTTTTTTTCCTCGAGGGGCTATATCATAATTAACTCCTTTTTGTTAGTTTGTTTTTTATTTATCACTCCCATAAATTTATATATTTTTAAGATATTTGCAATAGTTAAAAAAATTTTTTTTCAGGGGGCTGAGCTGCCCCCTAATTTAGAATAATTCTAAAGTAAAATAATAATCAATATGAATACTAGAATTTCCTTCCATAATAATCGGGTAAAAATCCACACATACAACATTAGGCTGCTTTGATAAATTTATTATTTATTTTACGTCCTGCCCCTTTTGCAATTAGCCCGATGATCACGCCTCTAGGATCTAGAAAACGTAAATCGTGCCGGTCACCATCAATAACCTTTTTGCCCTTCCATTTTTTTGGTAACCGATCCGCAAATACTACCGCCACATTATGGCCAGATGCGATTGCTGCCCTAATGTCCGAATCGTTCCGCCCTGAATCGCTGAAGGTAACATTTAAATTTTCAACGTCATGATCTAAGTAGCTAGGGACTTTTGTGTATTCATAAAACTGAACATCTGGGTGCAATTCGTGAATCGTGCTGCCCCCATCAATTTTGAATTTGTGCCACGCCAAATCACTGGTCCCATTTAATCGGACCGCAAATTTGAACCCTTGAGACCTAGCTCTTTTTTTCAGCTGCTCTATTTCTTTTGAGAGATCCCACAAGAATCCATTGCGGTTCGTCCAGAAATAATTCGTTTTGTCTAATCTGGCCTTTTGTACACTGTGCATCATCCCACGGCCTGAGGTATTCAAGCAAGCTTTCACACACTCTTTGGAAGCTTTGGGACAGACATTTTTACCGCTTAATTTAAACGGTGCTAAATGTAAAATCGCTGTTTTATATCCGTAAGCTTCACCCTTAGCCATTTTAGTCTGAGAATAATAATTTAATAACGGCATTGGTTACCCCCTTCTAAAATTTCTTGTAACTCTTCTAAATCTGCACCATCGTCACAGAAATCGTCACGGCTTAAACCGAGGCTTGCTGCTGCTGCGGCTTCACCTGCTTCCTTCTCGGTCCATGGTTTACCGGCTGGCCATCCAGCTGGCGGTTTTATTTTTTTAGTCATATGCATCCTTTTGTTAGTTGATTTGAATCTTATTACCATGGGACGGCCACAGCTGTCAACTTTTTAATTTAGGCCGGAAAGCTTGCAAGCTGCCGATCAGTTGCTGAGCTCAGGACCAATTAAAAAAATAAATTTTTTTAATTAGTTAATAAGTTAAGCGGAAAAAAATTGCATATATACTAGTCTCGCACGTGCGTGGGTATTTAGTTATAACATTAACAAGAAAATTTCTGCATAGGTCTTGATAGAAATATCGTTTTTTAGTTAATACTAAAAAACGAAAAAACGCACATAGATCTTGATAGAAATATCGTTTCAATCGTGGGACGTGGTTATTGCGTCGAGATTTTTTTAAAAATGTCTCTTAAATTTTCGCAAGAATAAACAAGTATCAAGTCTCTCGGCTCTCGGATCTGCCAAAGTTCAAAAAGTTTCAAGGGTCTCTGCGAGAGTATCTCTCGCAAGATAAAAGATTGTCCACCATTAGACAAATGATCTAAATGCCAATTTATTTGGAACTTTGAAAGACCTAAATTCTTGACATCATTTGACTTAAGTTCAATCCAAAAACTTTTATTATTAATCAACCAATAAACGTCTGGAATTCCATTGATAGTGTTGCTTTCAATACGAAAAATTTGACCTTTTAATTTTAATTTTTTGATACGTTGCCAAAGATTTTTTTCTGATTTTGCCATTGAGTTATTAAGTCAATAACATAAAAAAACCCCTAACTCCACTCTCGCATTGTTAGGGGTTTAACTAGTCAATATTAAGAATAATATCTCTTAAAATGTTTGTCTAGTGCTTTTTCAATCTTTGGTGTGAAAGCGTATTCTCTCCACTCTTTAAAAGATATAAAAAAACACTCTCTGCAATTTAAAAAATCCAGAATAAAATCTGCAAAAGTTCCTTTATATAATGGATTTATTTTTTTTGCTCTAAAATATATTTGTTTTAAAGTCATTAATAAATTACTGGAATGATCTCCAGTTTTTTTATATTAGTGTGTATTGCACCACCATTATTACCTTCGTCATCTTGTGTTATGGTCAACCACACTCCATTATTTAATAAAATTTGAATTGGTCTTTTACTCCAACCAAATTTATTTGCGTCTTCCTCTGACATATACTCTAATTTAATAATAGACTTGCCTAATAAATATTTTTCAATTCTCTT